CTTGGGCAGCGGTGAGGATGATGTCGGCCAGAGGGACGCCGACCTTGGCGTTCTGGTAGCCACCGGCTTTGATGGCGATGTCGATGAGCTGGAGCAAGCTATTGGCCTGCTCCTGAGTGAGTTCGATCTTGATCATATCAGGCGGCAGTGTCGGCAGACACAGGCTGATCCGCAACGATTTCCTGCGCCGAAGACGGCTCGGAATCGGCCTGCGTCGCCAAAACCGGCTCAACCTGAGGCAGCATCGGAGGCACGATCATCTCGGGCTGGGGCGGAGGAACAGGAGCAGGATTCGCCAGCTTGTACGCCTCCACAACCGCAGGAGTCCACAGCGCGTTGGCGATATTCACCACCTCGGTCGGCTGACCTTCCAGCGAGTCACCGGGGTTGAGCGTGTACTGTGAGGTAATCTCAGAACCGACAACTGCGCCGTCGCTGTCGTAATCAACTCCGGTCGTGACGAACAGCGAGTTGTTCTGGTTGACCTGCACTGCGACAATATCAACTGGTACGATCATTGGATGGTGGGGCTAGAGGTTTGAGCGGCGGCGTAGGCTGCGACAGCGGCAGGAGTCCAAATGGCGTTGGCAATCGCTACAACCTGCTCCGGCTGACCCGTAAGGTCTGAGCCGGGAGTCAAGCAGTAGCGGCGGAAGGTAGAGGCTTTGACAACCTCGCCATCGACGATCTGATCCGCAAGACGAACCTGAAGCGTCGTGTTAGGAAGAACCTCGCAGAGCGAGAAGATGGTGCGTTCGGTGAGCATAAGATTAGACGGTGTAGGTTAAAGAAAACACAAACACTGAACCTGATTTCACTTTATCAGCTATGTTTGATAATACACCAGATGCATAGCTGAACAATGATATCGAGCTTGATCCAGCAACACCATACCCAGTGATTTGACCGGTTGCGGTTGTTTCTAGTCCATTTGCCGCAATTGCAGCAGCACAATAAGAGTTTGCTTCTGATCCTGAAGCAATTTGAAAAGGAAGGTTTGAAATAGACAACGCTCCGGTTGGAGAGCTTACAGAAGAGGCTGAAATGTATCCACAAACAGTCACCAAACGTCCGACTTTTGTGTATCTACAATTGTTCTCAGCAGCATTGATTGTAACAGATCCACCTCCTGTTGTAAAAGCCGCATCAAACGTCCCCTCCTCGTAATCATCCAGCGTGTTCGCATCGGATGAAGCGACTTGAGTGGCGGGGAAATTGATACCACTCGAAAGCTGCAAGCAACCTTTACCAGCACTCGGCGCAACCCCCACGCCGACGTTGCCGAGGTAATCGATACGCATCCGCTCTCCCCAAGACGCACCATTGAACGTCTGGAAAGCGATGTTTCCGCTCGCGGTACGAGAACCGATGACACCGGTGTTCTCGCTGTTCATCGCTCCCAGCCAAATGCCAGCGGCATTACCAGAAGTGATTTCTCGAACATCCAGACCAACCCGCGTATTAGTCGCTCCGGAGCCAGTTCCAGCCGCTTTGAAAACACCGGAACCATCGCCAGAAGCAGGCGTAACCCCCACGCCCAGCCCCGTGGAGTTCAGGGTCATGGCGGTGGAGCCGCCGACATACCAAGTGCTGATGCCGGTGTTGTCGATTCGATAGCGTTCGACGCTATTGGTCAGAACCTTCAACACGGAAGATGCTCCCGGCGCATCAATCTTTAAGATGTTAGGTTCGGTGGAAACCTGTCCGTACACCGTAGATCCGCCTTTGACGTTGATTACGCCAGTGGTGCTTCCAGCAACCTCAAGCACACTGTATCCAGCACCATAAGAAGTGGGAGTCGCGGTTCCGATTCCAACTCCATTGTTCGCCGAATCCACCTTCAGGGTGCTGGTATCCACCGTCAGATCGCCGCTGATGGTGGCGGAGGCGAGGGTGGCGGTGCCGCCTGCACCAAGCAATTGATTGAGCGTGACCTTCTTGGTCGTGCCGGTCGCGGCCATCGACGTATCGGAAACGTCCACCAACACAAGCGGATCGTTCGCGGGATCGGTAGAGGCTCCGATGCTTGTCAGGGCTGTAATCTTAGAGTCTGCCATAGGTCAGGGATTAGTCGGTGGAGAGTGAGAAAATGATCTTGGAAGTGCCGTCCTCTTGAAGGACAAACGATGTCGCGTCCTCCTGCAACATCCAACGGTCCATCGCAGGATATGCGACCTCAATCGCATCATCCGACGTGGACAGTTGCAGTGAGAGCGCGAGTGTCATCAGGTGGTGGCTCGGGCGAAGTAGGCGATGACCGCACCAGAGGTAAGCGTAAAGCTGCTGATCTTACCCACGATGGTGATGCCAGCGGGAATGGTGGTTCCGCTCCACGTTCCGGTGATACCAGTGCCAGCAATGGACGAGATCACGGTCGCGGTGATGGTCTGGATTGCGATGTAACCGCTCGTCTGAGCGGACGTTCCGGTGACCAGGGTGAATCCCTGGTGGCCCATGGAATCCTGCGTGGCGATGTCGGACTGGTAAGCTGACATTTTGAAATCTGGTTAGAGGGGAGGCCACCGGAACTTTCCAGCAGCCTCCCCAATTTTAGGTTAACCTTTTCGGACTTTCGGTGCTAAGGCTCCCTGTATCCACAGGATCAGCTTCGTGCCCTCTGCAATCTTCGCGGTGTTGAAGTCTTCGCGCTGGGCGGCAGCGTCGACTTCGGGACCGGCGACAATCTTCGATTTGCCGCTCTTGTCCACCGAGATGGTCGTGGCGATTCTCATGGGTCAGCCTTAGGCGGTGACGAGAACCTCGGCCTGCGTGGTGTCCGCGGCGGCGGCGCCGAACATGATGTCGTAGGACGCCATGTGGCTGCGGCTCGCCCGGCTGTACCAGACCGACAACAAGCAGCTCAGGCCGTTGTTGGTGGTCACCGTGCGCTGCTCGATGAACTCGCCGGCGATCATGCCGACCGGCAGACCGGCGGCGATGGCGATGGAATCAGGGCCGCACACAAAACCAACGGCGTTGGTCTCGGCCGAGGTCCAGCGGTTGTTCTCGGCGATCACGTCGAATCCGAACCGGCCGTTGGCGAGCTGGTCGAATCGGCCATCCGGGAAGTAGTTCGCGGCGCCCGAGAACTGCAGGCGGGCCAGGTGGCCACCGTCGAGGATCAGGTTCTTCGAGCGGTAGTTCTTGGCGAGCGCCAGGATGGCAGGCAGATCCGAGGTGTCGAAGTTCGCGGCCGTGCCGATAGCGGTGGCGGCGCCGTAGTTGCCGGAGACCATCAGAGCGGTCAGCACGTCGCTGATGCCGTAGGCGAACAGATCAGCGGAACCCGCGGCCAGGTCGGCCAGGCTGAAGCCCTGGTTGAGCTCGGCCTGAGTCACGGTGAAGTTCTTCGAGATCTGGTTCACGGTCACCGAGGTGGCCGCCAGCGTGCTGTCGTTGTTGGTCTCCCAGGAGGTCGGGTTGGTCTGGGCCGCGGTGCCGGTGGTGTACTTCTTCACCTGCACGGTCGCGCGGGGGCGGAGGTTGTCTAGGCCGACGTTTCGGCTGAACGCGGAGACCAAGGCCAGCCGGTTGGCAGCCACGGTGATCACGGCGTCGGCGAGGTAGTCGACCACGAGGCCCGAGGCGAACGTGTTGGCGTTCTGCGGGGCGTGGATCGCGCTCTGGCGCAGCAGCTCGCTGTGGTTCTGGATCAGCCACGAGCGGCGATCAGCACCGGCCTGCAGCTTCTTGTGGGCCTCGAGCAGCGGGTTGCCGAGGTTCTCGATGCGGGCCGGGGCGATGGGCTCCGGGGCCGGGGCGGCGGTGGGGGCCTTGGCGCTGATGGCAGCGGCAACGGCCTTGGCGACGATGCTCTCGATGGACGAGGCATCCAAAGTAGCGGTCGGCGCAGTAGGAGCGGCCGCCACCACGGTGTTGGAATCAGTCATTTTGTGTGGTGTCTGCTGTGATGTCGGCGCGGTTGTCGCGCCATCGACGGCAGCGGGAGTGCTGATCGTCGAAATCTTGTCTTCAGGCTCGGAGAGTTCTTCTTCCTCTTCGATCTGGGCGGCAAGCGCCTTGAACCAGTCACGGCCGGCGGCACCGCCCCAAAGGTTGGCGGCCACGTCGGCCGGGGTGTCGGCTTCGGCATCAAGGAAGCGCTCATTGCGAGCCCACCAGGCCACAGCCTTCTTCACCTTCTCAACGCTGGGCTCTTCGCCCTTGGCCAGATTGCGGGCGTCGATCACGGTGGCCTCTTCGAGGCCGTCGCCACCGAGGCCATCCTCGTATTGCCGGATGCCGCGCTCGAGGTTGCGGCGAACGGTCGGAGGCGCCGTCTTGGTCACCGCCCGCGGATGCCAAAAGGCAGCCATGGCCAGCATCTCAGTCATGCTGTCAGCCAAACCAAAAGCCACAGCTTCCTGCGCGGTGAACCATGTCTCGGCCGTCATGGCCGCTCGGATCTGCGCCACCGGCTTTCCGGTGCGCTTGGAATAGATGCCAGCCAGAACCTCGGCGTGCTGATCCAAGGCCGCGGCCATCTTGCGCATATCGTCGGCCGTACCGGCAACCATGCCGGACGGGTCGTGAATCATGAACAGCGCCGCGTCGGCGATCTCCACGGTGTCGCCGGCCAGAGCAATGATCGAAGCGATTGAGGCCGCGATGCCGACCACCCGGGTGGTCACCTGCGCATTACGGCCGCGCAGCATATTGTAGATGGCCAGACCGTCCCAGACGTTGCCTCCGGGGCTGTTGATCTCGACCACCAGCGGGCCAGAGCCGACAGACTGCAAAGCATCGGAGAAGGCCTTGGCCGAAACACCCGAACCACCGAACCAGTCTTCGCCGATCTGGTCGAAGATCTGGATCATGGCGGGCTCAGTCGCCGCCGCTCGGGGCTGATAGGAAAGCCAGTTTGTGACCTTGGTCATGTCGTCTTCGATCTAGGTTTCCGCTTTTTCGGCGCCTTGGCAATAACCTGCTGACTAGGTTCAGCCGGGATTTCTTCAGGCATGGCGCCGGTTGGCTCGACCTCGGGCGTCGGCTCGGCCGGTTCAGGCGCGATTGGGAGTTTCTGGGCGGTCGAGATCTCGGAGACGTCGATGCCGTACTTCAGGGCCAGATCCCGGATGTGCTTGGCCTGCTGCGCCTTGGCCTCGAGGGCCGAGCGCCAGTCGATGCCGCGGGCGCCGTAGATCTCGTCGTAGGTCGTCACACCGGCCTCGAGCTCGGCGAGCTGGGCGGCCGAGTTGCGGCCGACGTCGACATTGGGGGCCCGGGGTGCCTGGATCGCCACCTCGTACCAGTCATCCGGCGAATCTTGCAGGCTGGGATCGACGCGAATGGCGTACTCCATGACGTATTCCCAGATCCGACGTGCGGCCGAGGCCATCACCTGGTGCCGGCTGCGGAACCAGACCGACGACATATCGAGAGCGCCGCGGTACACGGTGCCCTGCATTCCCTCGGGGAAAACCAGAACGTATGGGATGCCAACACCGGCACACACCTTCTCGGTGAGCTGGCGCCAGTATTCCCGCATATTCACGTTGGGGCGGTCGGCTTGAAACTGCTCGAACTCGTCGCCGCTCTTGAGAACCTTGACGGTCGAACCAAAAACGTTCTCGTAGTAAGTCTGGGCCGTGCCCTGCGATCCAGCCACACCGGAGCGCAGGCTGGTAGCCTGCACCTCGCCGGAGGCCGTCTTGATGACCTGGGCCACGCTCGAGGCGAGCTTGCAGCTTTCCATCTCGAGCTTCTGTAGGTCGTCGAGATCGTGCAGGTCATTGATCACGCACGCCACAAACGGCAGGCCGCGGAGCTGGCCGGCACGCTGGGCCTCGTAGATGTGAATGATCGAGTCGGACGAGATCGACCGGATGTCCTGGAGCTGCCCCTGCTGCGATTCCTGGCCGATGTAGTAGGACAAGGCCCGGCCGGTCTTGGTGTCGAACCTGACGCCATCGAACACGTCGACGTCGTTCTCCTTGCCATTAGGCGTGGCCACCTGCTGCGGCTCGATGAGTTGCAGCCGGGGGCGCCCGGAGTCGCCCTTGGTCAGGAGGATGAAAGATTCGCCATCGTAGAACCACCCGCGGGCAGCCAATGACATCAAGGTGCCGAACGATTGCCGGCTGCCGATGTCCGGGTAACGGGACCAGGTATCCCACCAACGCTTCGCCCGGAGGTTCCAGTCGGGGTCAGAGCTGGCCGGCTGAACCGAGAAATTGCTGCCGACGGTGTAGTTCTCGAACAGGTCACCGAGGCGGTTCATCACCGCGTTGTTCTGCTCGAAGAATCGGCTTTTCCGCACGATCTGCTGCCGGGTCGAGGCCGTGACATCGAACCGGACCGAGGTGTAGGACGTATCGAGGAACGAACGGCGGATCGAGTTGGCCGCCCCCTCGTAACGATCAACGGGCTGTGACCTGAGCCTCTGCAGGATGTTGGCGAAGATTCCCATCAGGTGATTCCCGTTCTAAAGGTGCCTTCGCGTCGGAAGTTCGAGAAGTCACCGCCGTAGGACGTGGCCGCGATCAGCACCACGGTCATCAGCTTGTTGTAGATCTGGGCGTCGGTAGGGCTGGAGACGCCATCCTGGCCGAGGTAATACACGGCCAGATCGTAGTCGTTCAGCAGGCTTTCCCACATCTCGACCATCTCGGAAGGCGTCGGGCCGCCCTTGCCGGGCTCAGCGAACTCGACCGACACATCCGAGGATGACGTCGACCGGACAATCTGGCCGGACTCGATGACCGAGGATGCCGCGATGGACTTGGCCGACAAGGCAGCCAGAAGCGTCGAACCTCCGAGAGCCGAGTAAACGGCCCGCAGGTAGGAGCGCTTTATGGCAACAGTGAACGTGAACACCCGGCGGGAGAATGCATCTTCCGGGTGCCGGTGCAATAGGTTAGCAGAACATCATGTTTCGGAAGCCTGCACTAGGTCGTTCCAAAGCATCACCATGGCTAGCTGCATGATCTCGCAGTCGTGCAGGTGGTCTGGCCACTTCTGGTTGCGCTTGGTCCAGACGTGCTTGATCCGACCGGCACGATTGGCCACCGGCCGGAGCTGATGGCTGTCGAGATGGCGCCAATACAGCTCCTGGTTGGCCAGATAGGCGCCTTCGGCCTCGAGCACCGGAGGTGTTGGACAGACGCCCCACTCCCGGTCGATGTCTCCCTTGCGCAGGCGGGAGAGCATATCGCGCAGGTGCTCGGTGTCGAACACCAGGAGGGGCTGCACCACATCGGTGCGCATCGAGGATGACGTCGACAGGCCGAACGGGTGCACGGTGCCGCTCTGGGCGGTGAACCGGGCGCCGGTCTCCCGGCCTTTGAGCGGCAACCACCCGATGATCATGGGCTTTCGGAGGCCGCCTTCGGGCGGGTACCGGAGGCCGCACGGGTAAGTGATCGGGTTGGATGTGATCGTCGAATAGGCGCCACAGGCATCGTACACCGCCTGCGTGTTGAACCCTGAGTCGATGCCGACATCCATGTCATGCACCTCGAGCGCGATCTGCACCCGCCGGAGCGCTGCGAAGTCGTCGGCATGGCCCGCGGCGATCAGCGTGGAGTTGCCGTCCTTCCATTCCCGGCACACCCACCACAGGAACGGCGCCACGGCCTGCACGTCAGCCGTCAGATATCGGCGGCCACCGTCGAGCTTCACCTCGACCGATGTTTCAGGTCTCTCCTGCTGCACGTCCTGCTGCTCCCAAGGCTCGGCCAGATTTCCATTGATGAAGCCCTGCAGGCCGCCCATCGACTGCTTGGCCTCGATGAACGAGACAGCGAGGTGGCCCCAAGTGCATTTCCGGTCGGGGCTGTAGAGGCTGGAGAGGTGATAGGAACGCACGCCGGGCAGCGCACCGGGATTCTCCGGAATCCACCGGCCATGGCGCAGCGCAGCCACCTTGTGGGCATCGGTGATCTTGCCCTGGCAGAGCTGGCAGACGTAATGGGCCGAGGCCCGGATCTTCGATAGGTCGTGCTTGCCATCCTCGGTCTTGTGGTCCTCCCAGGTCACTTGGCGCCATTCCAGCCGGATGTATTCCCGGCAGTGCGGGCATGGCAGGTAGAACCGCCGCTGGTCACCGCGGAGGAATCGCTGCCAGATCCGCCCCTCGACCACGGTGGGCGTCGAGGTCATGAAGGCCTTGGAACTGCTGAAGCTCTTGAGGCGCTGCTCGGCCAGGTCGAGTGCGTCGGCTTCCTTGGCCGTGGCCTCGGCGAACTTGTCCACCTCGTCGGCGATCAGCACCCGAACTGGGCGGCTGGCCAGGTTGGCCGGGCTGTTGGACCCCACAAAAGTCAGCGTCGACCGGGTGAAGTTCTGCTCGAGGTTGGTGATCTTGTCGGCCTCGGCCGGGAAACATTCCAACATGGCCGGGCTGTCCTCAAGCATCGGGAGCCACCGAGACTTCGAGAATGATCGAGCTAGGTTCTCGGTCGGCATCAGCCACAGGGCCGGGCTCGGCTCATTGGCGATCAGCCAGGCCAGGCCGGCCATCAGGGTGGTCGTCTTCGATGTCTGCGATCCCCAGCAGAGCGTCACCTCAGACACGCTGGTGTCCTTCCAGCATTCCATCGGTTCCCGGGTGTACGGCCGCACCGAGGTGCTGAACGGGCCGGGATGCTCGGTCTGCCGGGCGGTCAGCCGGAGGTTGGCCTCGGACCATTCGACGACGGTCTGCACCGGGGTCGGCTTGTAGAGGTTGCGCCGGTAGTCGAGCAGGTTGCGCTGCAGGTCGGTCAGGCTTTCCATGGGTCGGTGTTGTGAAGGGTTTTTAGCGCCACCTCTTGCACCCAGCGGGAGAGCTCCCGCTCGGCGTGCTCAGGATCGTGCGGTGCTATCCGGCCGGAGAGTTGTTTCGGCATGGCCTTGAGAAGCGATGACACGGCGCCGTCATGCTCCTGCATGACCTTCCGCACCCAGTCGCCGGAAACCAGGCGCCGCTCTTTCTCGGCCTGCGCAATCACCTCGTCCCGGGATGACGTCAGGTTTTTTGCCGCGGTGGCGTGGATGGCCACGAGGCGGGCTGCATCGGCCCGGCGGCCGCGCAGGGCCTGCACCGCCAGATCGTAGGCCGCACGCTCGATCTCCTTCTGCCGCTCGTAGGCGCCCTGCGGCGAGTCGGTGGCCGCGGTTGCGGTGTCGACAGGCTGCGCGGCTTCCTCGGGCCTGTATGGGCCTTCCTGCTCGATGGCGGGGTCTTCCTGCTCCGAGGCAGTGGGCGGGGTGTTCCTTGCCCGGGCCCGCACGTTCTTCTGGCGCCAGGCGTCGGCGGCTTCGGCGCTGTCGAGCGGCATCCCGCGGGAGACAAGCTGGGTGACGTAGCCTGATGTCAGGCCCGAGTGCATTCGGTATTCCTTCTGGGTCATGGCTTCAAGGCGTTGCGGATCTCGTCAGGCATCATTGAATCAGGCAGCGTGGCTGCGTACTGCAGCGCCCGGAACACGCCGTCCCGGCGGCTGTCGCGGTCGTTGGGTACGCAATAGGCCACAAGCTGCTCGGGAGGGGTGCCACGTTTCATCAAACGAATGAACCACGCGGTGTTCGCCAGGCCGTACTGGTCGATCAAGAACTTAATGTGTTGTGGCATCTTTTTTATTGTATTGTCGACTTACTCACTCGGGAAGGAAGGGGTCTCGCGTTCACCA